TTGCGTCGCGAAACTCGCCCACTGCCGCCCGAGCCCGGCGAGGCCGGCGAGCGAGGCCACGCCGCCGATCGCGCCCATGACCGGCACCAGCCGCGACAGCGACGAGAACGCGGTCGCCGCCTGGCGCCCGATATCGCCAAAAGCGTCGGAAACCTTCCGCAGCCCTTGCGGGTTGATGAAATCTTGCGTGTCGCGGCGCATGCGGTCGATCGGCTCGCGCAGCTGCCTGATGCGCCGCTGTATCGCGTCAATCGGCCCGGTCGCCTGGTCGACGACCGAAAAGGTGACCGCGTAGCCGCCGCGCCCTTGACTACCCTGCGCCATTTAGGCTCGCCCGCTGCGCCGCTTCACGCGCCTGAATTCGGTTCGCCTGGCGGCACCACCACATGAGCTCGGTGCCGGTGAGCGACCAGGCGTCATGCGGGCCCCAATGCCAAAAACGCGTAAGGTCGGCGATCAAATCTGACCAATTGCCGGGCCATGACCCGACCAGCGCCGTAAAAAATTGTAGGCTTCCAACAACTGAGAAATGCGCATCTGCTCGATTGCCCCGCGCGGGATGCCCGAGGCGAGCTCGACCAATTTGATTTGAAAGTTGCGCTGATGATGCGGGCCATAATCGCCGGTCAATTCCTGCTCGGCGGTGCGCACCATTTTCGCCGTCGGTTCCTCGAGGTGCATACTGTCGTAGGTTTTGCCGTTGGCGAATTCGAGCGGCGGGTCGAGCACCAGGTCGAGGGTGCGCGGCAGCTGCTCGGCGCCGTCGCCGACCATGCCCTCGACATCGGCGCCGTTGCCGGTGCGGTCGAAAAATTCAACGCCCTGCATGCTATTGCTCCCTGACGTCGAGCCCGTCGAAGCGCACCGTAAACGTGCCCTCGGCGGCCCGCACCTCGAGCGCCGAGGTGTTCCACATACTCGCACCCCCGACAATCTTGCCGGTCGCGAGCGTCACTAGCACCTCGACATCGCGCATTTCGTTGAAGTCGCCGACCGAGATTGCGCCGCTGTCGCGCAACGTCGCCTCGACATAGCCCTGTATCGGGGTTTCCGAGAACCCGTGCACAAAGTCTAAGCCGACCAGGGTTTCGCGTTTCCATCTTGCCGGACTCCAAGTAACGTCGGAAACAACCATGTACGCGGTGCCATCTATAGTTAGGCCGGTTATACCGGCAAGACGTTCGGCCATAGCTTAAAACCTCCGGGTGTGATAAGCATGGTGTTGCCGAGGCCAGGCGTGGCACGGCTCGCCGTGGTACGGCACGGCATGGCTAGACGCGGCGTCACGATTTCCTGAATTGCAACAAAATCGCGATTTGCCGCAGTTGATTGACAAGGTCGACCGGTGCGAGGATTTTGACCAATCCTCGCCCGGCGTTCTCCACGACTACGTCACGGGCGAAGTTCTGCGCGTTCTGCACATGCCCGGTGTTTTCTAACACTCTATATTCGGCGACGGTCGAGGCGCGGATCATCAGCGCGTTGACAGTGTTCGCGCCGGGCATGATCGGCGTCTGATCGCTCACCAGCTTTTTCCTGGCGTATTTGCTGATCAGGTGGCGGGCGAGGTCGCGCGCCACATACATGAGCCCGTACATGGTTTCGACGTCGAGATAGCTGTCGTCCTCGGTGCCGCTTAGGTTTTTCTGGTAAGTCGTCGCCATGCGCTCGACGATGACTTGCCCGTCGTCGTTGATGCGAAAGCTCGACAGCCCCGAGTAAAGCAGCGTGTTGCGCTCGCCGATCGACCACCGGCTTTCGGTCGGCGGCCCCTTTAGGAACGTGCCGATATATTGCAGCGGCAAGCCCGGATCGACCCGCAGCGAGGCCGCGGCCCGCGCGCCCATCTCGGCCGCCCATATCCACGGCGGGTCGGGGCTGCCGTCGTAGGGCATGATCGACATATGCTGGTCATTGCGGCCGAGGCCGAAATTGACGCATTGCGAGAAGCTGCCCCGGTAGGCAGAGAACGCCCCGCCATAGAGCATTTGCTCCCACGACCAGCGCCCCGTTGCATCGTCGAGGAACACCCGCAAGGCATTGAGGTTCGGGGTGTCGGTGTAGGGCGTGATGATGAAATCAAAATTCTGGTCGGAAAGGTTCGCCAGCCCGTCGGCAATGATCGGGCTGGCGGTGCCGCCGGTCGGCTGCACAATCGTTATCGTCGGGCCCTTGGGTGTCCACTCGCCGCCGCCGGCGCCGTAGTAGTTGAGGCGCACGTCGATCTGATTGCCATGCAGCCCGGCATTTTTGGCGGTTAGCGTAATGACGCCCGCAAGCCTGGTGGCGGTGACCGGCAAGTCGAGATTGGCGTCGAGGGCGGCTTGCAGCCGCGTGGCGATTGCGACCGCGGTGTCGCCCTCCATGATCGCCGAGCGCACCAGCTGCCCGGCGATGTAGAGGTTGAGCGTGCCGTTGCTTTGCGCCACGGCACCGGCAATTGTCACCGTGCCCTCGGCCGCATTGCCGGCCGCCGCATCTTCAAATGGCAAAATCCACAGATCGCCGAATGTGTCGGTGCTACGGTAGCGCTCGGCCATTGCGCCGAGCAGCGACCCGCGGCCGCACGCATCCCAAATCTGCGACCGGCTCGATACCTGTATCGGGCGCAACGGGTCGGCTTCACCGTCGTCGGTGATTTGCCCGAGCACAATCGACCGCTGAAACGTCGTCGCCGTGTTGGCTTGCGACGGGTCCATTTCGACATAGACGCCAGGAACCCGGTTGCTTTCAGGGTAGAACGTGAAATTGATCGCCATTACTCGGGCCCTCCGCGGCGCCCGTGCACCACTGGCCGCGCCGCGTCGGCGTGCGCGTGAGTTGGCAGGTGTTCCGCTGGCTTCGGTGCCGGCGCCTCGACCCGCACCACGTCGCCGTCGCGCAGCCGGCGCCGCCAGTATTGATTGTCGGGCACGTCGGCGCCCTCGACGTCGATCATGGTGAGCGTGCCCTCGTAAGGGATTTTCACGTCGGGGTTGGCGGGTTTCACTCTCATCATCAGCGTGGTCCCAGGTCGGTGATCAGAACTTGTGAGCGATAGTCGCCGGTCGCGATCGTGGTTATTCCGGTGGGCGGCGACCCGGTCGGCGGAATAGCAAAGGCGGCAAGCTGTACCGTGATTTGCGGTTGCAGCAGCGCAACATCGGCATAGAAATCAAAATGTCCGGTGCTGTTGTTCGCGTACATAAAAACACGGCGTTCGACGTTCTCACTCGGTGCGACCAGTTTAGCGCCGAGCAACCAGGTCGCCCCATCCGGCACCGCAACAGTGACCGCGAGACTGATTAACAGACGCGACAATCCAGGCCGCGGCATCGGAACGGGCTGCGTAAAGAATTGCTGATATGTGTTGGTCAGCGGGCCAATGGTCGCGGGTTCAAGCTTTATCGAAAATGCGCGGCTGTCGAGCGCATCGGTCAAGATGCGGTCACGCTGCCCCGTTTGATTGTGCTCGGTGTAAATTCCATTCGTGCCGGCCGGGCGGCGCAGTGTCAAACCGGGATTGGCGCCTGTTCTGTAATCATAGATGACAATGCCGAGACCGTTCGGCCCGAGAGGGTCACGCCAGATAACAGCGCTGCCCTCGGCGAGAAACAGCGAGGCGTCCATGTCATTCTGCCCGCCCACCCTAAGATAACGGGCGTCGCCGAGCGTCTGGTCGACCACTGGCCGCGAATTGCTGCCGTCGGTGTCGGTGATGGTGAGCGGGTTGTTGCCCGTTCCTTTGGTTATGACCAGCGCATTAGTCGCCTCATTCCAATGGATGCCGGCGCCGCGTGTGTAAAAATAAATATGCGCGTCAACATGCGGCCCGGTGGTGCCGATCATGTGAATGTCGCCGGTCATCTGCCCGCCGGTGGTCGGCAGAAAAGCACCCCCGATCGCGTCGACATCGGCTTTACGCGCGGCATCGTTGGGCGCGGTCGGCACCCCGAGCGAGGTGATCTTGCGGTTGCTCATGTTGATTTCGACTTGCGGCATGATCGCCGCTGGAGTCCACGCCTCGACCAGCGTGCCGCCGACGTTGAATTGCACCATGTTAGGCAGGCCGAGGAAGCCGTTGCTGTTGTTGCCGAGCATCAGTCCCGGTGCGCTGCCGCTTCCCGACGGAACGGTCATCAAGACCCCGGTCATTTGCCCGAAGTCGCGGCGCACATAGTCGGCGTCGAGCACGTCTGTCGGCGGCAAGGGCCCCTCGGGTCCAGGCGGTCCGGGCGGCCCAAGGTCGCCGCGCTCGCCCTCGTCGCCCTTTTCGCCGTCCGCGCCCGGCGGCCCCTCGTCGCCTTGCAAGCCAGGCGGTCCGGGCGGGCCAATGTCGCCCCGCTCGCCCGGCGGGCCAGGGTCGCCTTGCGGTCCTGGCGGGCCCTCGGGCCCCGGCGGTCCTTCGGGCCCTTCCTCGCCGCCGCCGCCACCGCCCCCGTGCGCGTCCGCGTAGCGCTTGGTCGCCACCTCGTCGTCATTGACCGGGTCGCGCCAGGCCGCGAGCGGCCCTTGCATGCTGTCGCCGGTGCGCTGCACCGCGCGGGCGGCAGATATCGAGGCATCGGCCGCCGACTGCGCCGCGGCTTGCGCCGCGAGCACCGCGGCGTTCGCCGCCGTCTCGGCCGCCGCCGCTGCCGCCGCCGCCTGCTCGGCGACCGTCCGCACCTGTGAAATGAGGCTCTGCAGGTCGAGGATTTCATCGCGAGCGGCTTGGAAGTTGTTGCGCACCTCACTGGTGCGCGCGAAGCGCTCGGGCGGATATGACGGGTCAATGGCGCTAGGCATTAGGCGGCTCTATGAAATCCCACACGGTGCGGGCGTTGTCCCAAACCGTCGGGCTGTTCGGGTTGTCCCACACGGTCGGCGGCTGCAAATTGGCGATGACCATACGGATTGCCGGGTCGGGGTGGCGCACCACCGGGGCGAGGTGAATGTTGAGTTGAATCTCTTGCAGATCCTCGGCGGGCCACAGCCAGGTGTCGCCGAGGTTTTCGGCGCCGTTATCCGGCACTGAATAACTGCCATTCAATGCTGAATTCCCACTGGTAGAACAGCCGCGCCCGGTTGAAATCGAGCATGCGCCCGCCCGCCAGCCAAAAGCCTTGATTGTTCGGCACGCGATTGGTGCCGGGTCCGCCGATTGCCGCTTGCGGCTGCCATAGCAACAATGCCCGGCAAAGTTGCTCCTGCATCTCGTCGTAACGCATCGCCGGGCCCTGGCCGCGGCGGTCGGGCACGGCGAATTCGACGATGACGCCAAAGGTACGGGTGACGGTCTGCACCAGGCCGACCATCACCTCATTGCCGTTGCTTTCCTGGTCGAGCGGCAGCACGTAGGCCGCCGGTAATGGCATTGTCGCATTGTCCGCTTGCAGCCCGGCGACATAGTCGGCGGCGCCGGCGATCCGGCCGCCGAGCAGCGGGACATGCTGGCGCAGTTGCTCGATCGTGCCGGCGAGCAGGTGCGGGACGACAAAGCCAGGCTCGGCGCCGTTCTCGCCGTTCTCGCTCATTTCGTCTCGCGCCATTTGAGCCCTTGGTCGAGGGCGAGGCGCACCCGCTTTTCCAGTTCCGGCGCCTGCTCGGCCATGACGCGCGACAGGAACGGCCGCGCCAGCAACACGCGGGCGGCATAGGCGCCGCGCCGGCGAGCTCGGGCCCGTCGCGCATGCCCGAGGGTGCGGCCATGCGGGTTGCCGCCACCGCGGGCGCCCGCCTCGAGGAAAAGCCCGTAGAACGCGCGGGCGCGCACCGCGAACCCCTCGCCCGATTTGAACGGCTTGGCCGCGATCGACGCGGCGAGCGTGCCCGAGACTGACACCGGGGCGGCGCCTGGTGCGCTCGCCCGATAGGCGCCGCGGCGGTAGGCACCACGGTAAGCCGACCCGCCGCCCCCCGAATAGAGGCGCCCGCCGCCGCCCTTGCGGGCGATTGCCTTGCGGGTCGCGGTGCGCACCGTGCCCGCGGCCGAGCGCATCAGGTTTTTGAGTTCGCGCTTGTCGAGCTCGACCGTGCCCCACGACGTGATAGTCACGCGCAATGCGGTCAATGCACCGCCGCCGGCGAGGGCGCCGGGTTTTCGAGGAACCCGGCGAAGTCGGTTTCGTCCGCCATCGTCACGACGCGCTCGAGCTCTGCCTCGACTTCGGCAAAGCGCTTGCGGCCGCCCACCTCTTTAAGCCGCCGCACCCGGAATATCTCGCCGCGCAAGGTGTCGTCCTGCGGCCGCCGGGTGGCGCGGATAATCACGTGTGTCAGAGGCAGGTAGTCGCACCAGCGCAGCCGGATCAAATGCGAGACGGGCGTTTCGACCATCGCCGAGTTGTAGAACGTCGAGGGGTAAGTCGCCTGAATGTCGGCGTGGACTCTTGCGAGCAGCACCAGGCTTTCGCTGATCGCGCCCTCGGGCCCCGGCGCCTGGCGTCGCTCGCAGAGGCTCACGGGCCAGCGTAGGGCACCGATACCGCTGGCCCCGGTCAATGCACCCGACGGGTTGTCAGGCATCGCCTAGGGCGCCCCAAAGCTCCACAGACGGTGCGCGCCCATCACGTTGTAGGCCGCCTCGGGCAACGCCGCCTCGACGTCGCCCCGCTGCTCGTAAAGATGCGCGGTCAAGATCAGGATACCGGCGCGCACCAGGTCGGGGATCTGCTCGGGCGTTTCATAGCCCGCCTCGTATTCAAACCGCACGCTCATCGCCGGCATCATCGGCACCAGCGAGGGCTGAATCATGACCTGGCCGGGTTCGACACCAGCGTTGACGGTGTAAAGTTCCGCGTCGGCGACTTTAAGCTCGTCGACCGGGCCCCACGCTACCTCGGTCACCTTTTGCAGCGGCGCCCGCGGCAGTTCGATCGGCTTGCGGATTAAGGGCGGCCAGTTGAGCGGGAAAACGATCAGCGATTGCGGCACCAGCGGCGAGGCGGTCGGCGGCGGGCTGTTGGTGATCGTGTACCTAAACCCGGTCGGGCACAGTGCCCGGTTGAGGTACGCCTCGGCCAATTGGCGGGCGGCCGAGAGGTAGAGTTTGAGCAGCCCGTCGTCATAGTCGTGGTCGATCCGGCAATGCTTTCGCACAAGGTCGAGCTCGACCGGCTCGGCCGTCGGCGGTGTCACGACTTCAAGCCGGGCGAACAAGACTCAGTAAACCAGGTGGTAGTAACCAAAGCGCCCGCCGAGTAGTGCCAGGATCAGCACCACCACGAGGATTACCACCAAGATCGGGACAATGCCGCCGTAGGGCCCGCCCTGCTGGTAGTAGCCGCCGCGGTAATAGTAACCGCCGCCGCCCAACAGCAACACCAGCAGAATGATGATTATGATCAGGTCCATTTACAGCACGTCGTCGTCGGGCCCGCCGCCCTCGCGGTAGGGCGGCGGCAAGGGCAGGCGCGTTGCCCATTCCGCATCGGCGGGCGCGGGGTTCTGCTCGGTTTCTTCGCGCACGTTGCAGCGCTCGGCCCGCCCGGCGGCGACGAGGCGCCGCGCGATCGGCGCCGGGAATGTCGCGACATCGCCCGCGCAATACATTTGCCAGGTGCGCACAAAGCGCACGGCATAGGACACCCCCGCCTCGCGGCTCGGGTGCACCAGGTGCGAGCGTGCCATCAGCGGCGCCGATGCGGTGCGGGCGCGCCGTTCTCGGGCGGCTCGGCCGGCGGCTCGGCGGCCGGCGGCTCGGCCGGCAGGTCACCGAGTGGCGGGTCGGGCGGTTGAATTGGCGGCGTGCCGCCCGGTTGCGAGGTGAGCGGCCCGGCAAAGGCCGAGGTGTGCCCCATGCCGGCGACCACCGGGCCGCCCGCGGGCGTCGTCGGCGGGCCCGCAACCCACAGCACCGGCGCCGGGTCGGGGTTCTGCGCATCGGCAGGCCAAGCCGCTGGCGCCTGCGCCCATGTCCGGTTGAGCGGCTGCGTTGACCACGGCGACCCGGTGCGCCGCGCCACGTTGAGGCCGGGCGGATACCACGCGGTTGTCAAGCCGATCGCCAGCGATTGAAGGTGGCGCATGTTGAAATCATGCTCGGAAATCACCCGGAATAGCGTCTGGTCGCGTTGGAACGCCGAGACGACAGCCCCGTCGGTGCCGTAATAGGCCGCCACGTCCGAGGCGTCGACCAGCACGTTTAGGGTGTCGGCGATGACCGTGTCGGCCATGTCGACCAGATAGATTTCCGATTGCGTGCCGCCGCCCAGGTTCGCCGGGATCTGTTGCGTGTATGACCACGGGATACCTTCAAGCTGTCCGCTGGCGATTTCGTCTTTGTAGTAGAAACTGCCCACGCTGTCGCGGCGGGTGGCGATAAACCGCAAGGTCGCCGGGTTCATGAACCAGTGCGGCCGGATCATCCGCGACATGCCGTTGACAAGAGTCAGCATCAGCGCCGACAGCCCGTCGACGACGTTGTCGAGGGTGGCGCCGGCAATCGTCACCAGGTTTTCGGGCAATACCAGGGTGCGCCAGCCGACCGGTGATTTTCCGGTGCCGTCGCCGCGAATGAACGCCAAATCTTCGCGCCGCGCGAGCGTCTGAATCAGATCGTCGCGCACCACTTCCTCGACCCCGATTGGCGCCCGCCGGATCAAATCGTTACTTACTGGCACCATTGCCGTTAGCTTTTTCGCCGACAGGTTCAAGTCGTCGAACACTTCCTGAGTGAGCGCAATGTCGTCGAGCTCGCCTTGATAGCCCGCGGTCGCACCGCCAGCGAGGCGCGGCAGGGTCATATTGCCCATTGGCATGCCGATGGTCATCGGCGAGGCGCCGCGCACCACGGTTGCCGCCCGCAACAGTTCAATCAATTCGGCCATGAAATCTTGCGGGATAAGCGCGCCGCCCTCGGCGACCACGCTGTAATTCAGCGCCTTGATTGCAGTCGCAACTTCGCGGTCCTTAAACCGGTTAAAGATGAATTCGGCGGCTTTGTCGTCGCCAAACCATTTGCGGTGCGCCACGCCAATGATAAACCGCGCGGCTTTGTAGCCGCGGCCCTCGACCGGCGCCGCTTTCGGCCGCGCCCATACGCGCAGCCCACCGCGGGAATTCTCGCCGAGGAACGCCGCCGACCCGTCGCCGCCGAGCTCGGCCGGCGCCGTGTTCTGTGTACGCACAATGACACCTCCGAATGAAGCCTCGTCGCCCGACCCGTTGCCGATTTCCTGGTCGTCGTTTTCCTCGGCGTTGTTGGCGTCGACCGTAAGCGCCGCCTCGAGCCGTTCCAGGCGCCCCGCCAGGTCGGCGATTTCCTGTTGCAGCACGGCGAATTCGGAAATCGCTTCCTCGGGCAGCGTGTCGCCCTCGGGCAATTCTTCCTCTTGCTTGGCGAGCTCCTTTAAACGGGCGATCTTTTGCGCCCGCTGGTGCCTGATTTCCGCTAGACGCATAGTCTTGCCCTCCACCGGGTTGCCCGAGCGCTCGCGAAACGTCGAGTAGCAAATCGCCGCCCGCTGATCTTCGGGGTATTCCTGCATGCCCTCGTCGCCCATGCAGCGGCTGACAAAGTCTTGCTCACTCTCGCCGCCCGACGGTGTCGGTACGGGCATCGGTCACCAAACCGCGGCGAGTGCTGCGCGCCGGCGCCGGGCGCGCATGATCATCGCCGCCGAGACGCCCGCGGCCGGCGGCTCGATTGCCGGGCTGTCGCCCGCCTCGACGAGCTCGCCCGGCTCGATCAGCGCCTCGGGGTTCGCCGGCACGCAACAAAGGCTGAATTCCATGAGCTCTTGCTCGTGGAAGTCGATGCCGGGCCACCAGCTGTCGCCGCCGCGCGCCTCGTCCTCGCTGAAATCCCAGGCGAGCGGGCGAAAGCCAACGCTGGTCGCCGACAGCCACCCGTCCCGCGACAAGCGATAGACGGTGTCGGCAAAGTCCGATGCCTCGCCGTAGCCCGAGGGTAGGAATTTAACCGCGCTCGACAGCCGCGCCCCGTCCGCCACCAGGTCGACCGCCTTGCCGATCGGCAGGCTGAAACTGTCGTGCGCCCATAGCACCACCGGGTTCTTTTGATAGGCGTCGAGGTGCCAGCCGGCTTGATTGATGGTGTCAAAGTCGCGGTCGACGATGCCGGTTGAGATCACAAATCTCAGCGTGCGCTCGCCCTCGGGCTCGACCGCCTCGGTGGTCAATTTGCGCACCCCGAGCTCGACGTCGAGGGGTGCGAGGCGCCGCACCAGGCGGGTGCCGGTGCGTTCGCCGGCGAACAGCTTAAAACGCTGCGCCGAAACTATCCGCATCCTGGTCGCCTCCGTTTGCGCCCTCGTCGGGGATCATTTGCGGGATCGCCTCGGGGTGCATCGGGTCGCCGGTATTGAGCGGCACGCGGAATTCGTCGCCGCCCGGCACCGGGTTAAGCCCCTCGCGCATGCGCACCTCGTTGCGCGACAGAAACCCGTTGTTCAGCGCGATTTGGTAAGCTGAAAATCGTTGATTGGTGTCGCCCTGCAACATTGGGGTGTAATCCCAATGCACTTGATAGAGGTCGCGCTCGTCGTCAAAAAATAGCTGGTCGCCTAACAGTTCCTGCAACTGGTCGGTGTGCGACGTCAGGCAGTCGTCGCGGTATTGCTGTTGCGATTGTTGCAGGTTCGACCAGGTCGCGCGCGAGAAATCGGCGATCTTGTGCGGCGGCACGCGAAACAGCCGGCAGATATCCAATACCTGAAACTGCCGGGTCGCGAGAAATTGCGCGTCCTCATTAGTCATTGAAATCTTGTCGAATTTCATCCCTTCCTCGAGCACCGCGACCCGGTGCGCGTTCTGCACGCCCGCATAGGTCGAGCGCCACGATTCGGCGATGCGGTCGCCCGCCTCTTTGCTCAATTTGCCGGGGTGCGTCACCACGCCCGAGACTTGCCCGCCCTGGCGAAACAGCACCGCCCCGTGCTGTTGCGTTGCCAGCGCCAGCCCGACCACGTCTTGCGCCACGGCGATCGGCGACAGCCCGAGATAGCCGTCGACGGAAATGTTCTTCATGTGGAGCATGTCCTCGGGCGGGATCAGCACCCCATAGCCGACATGCAGGCTATTGACCCGATACCACAAATAACCCGTTTCGGGGCTGATGCGCACCGTCACCCGGTCGGGCGAAACCGGGATGAGCTCGGTTGCATTGCCGGCAAAATCACGCTGAATTACAATAAATGCGTTGCCTCTTAAACAGTAGGAGGTCAGCACATAACACCAGAACTGAAAGCGCGACTGAAACTTGTTCGGGTGCTTTAACAGCTTGTTCAGAATATGCCGCTGATCGACCAGCCAGGCATCGCCCGACTTGCGCCGGATCTGCGTCGGCAAGCCGGCGATATCCTCGCTGATGCACTTGATGCAGCCGTAAACCGCGGCTGATTGCAAAGCCGTCAGCGGTGTGACCGGCACGCCCGTATTCGAGGCGTAGCCGCCCAACGCCGCGTAAAGCAGCGGCTGCGGAAACGCCAGGCTATTGACCGAGGAAATCAGCGAGCCTTGCTTTTCCTCGGGCGCGGCCGCGGCTGTCGCCGGCATCAGCGGCTCGACCGGTTGAGGCGGCGGCGGCGGGGCGGCACCCGTCAGCCATCCCCAAAGGTTCATCCGAGCGACACCACCCCGCGGGTTTCATAGACGCTCGGGCCCGGTTCGCTGGCGCACCGGGCGATTGCCATAATCGCGGCAATCGCGCCGTCGATCTTGTTCTCGGGCCGCGCCTTGCGCGGGAACACGTTGCCCCTGGCGTCATAGTGCCCGACGACATTGCCGATGCACCAGGCGAGCACCCCGTTGCCGTCGTGGCGCAGCCGCCGTGAGCGCATTGCCGCGTCGAGCTCCTTGGTAGGCTCGCTGAAATTTTGCGTGGTCGAGCGGAATTCGACCATTGGCACATTCTCGGCCGCCAGCCGCTGCGCGAGATAGGTCGAGGCCCAAGGATCATAGGCGATCGACACCACCTCGAAGCGCCGGCAGAATTCGAGGATATCGTCTTCAATCGCCTGGTAGTCGGTTTCCTCGCCCGAGGTGACGACGAGATCGCCCTCGGCCGCCCATGCCGGATAGGACGCATGGCGCGCCTCTGCCACCGCCGCCTCATTGAGATAACAGCGGCAAAATATGGCGTAGCCGCCGCCCTCGGCTCGGGCAAACGGCAATCCCTCGGGGAATACGATCGCCAGCGCCGCCAGGTCGGTTTTCGACGCCAGGTCGAGGGCGAGGTGACAGCGCCGCCCGGTGTAGTCGTCGAGGCTCAAATCATGGTCGGCGCAGGCGTTCCACGCGCGCATCAAAAACAGCTGCTCGTCGGCCCCTGCCCACACATTGAGGTGGCGGGTGCGCGCCGCCGCCTCGCGCGCCGGGTTGTTGCGCGCAATGCGCATAATCGCCCGTATCCCGTCGGGCTGTACCGACTGCCCCCACCCCGGATTTGCCTTTATCCAGGTTTCCTCGGCCCACGGGTCATCGCCATCGTCGATCGAATAGACGAGCCCAAAGAAACGATCATCATTCTGGTTTTGTAGCACAATGCGCAGTGCGTAGTCCCAGAGCTGCTTGCCGATACCGGCGCTGTTGCTGGTGGCGGTGCTGATACTGAGTAGGAACGGCTGCGCCCTCTTGCCCATTGCCGTTGATAGCGCATCGTAAACCTCGCTGGTGCGGTGCGAGCCGATTTCATCGCAGATCGCGACATGCACGGACAAACCGTCGAGCGCTTTGGCGTCGCTCGATATTGCGCTGAATTTCGAGGCGGTCGAATTCTGGTAGATCGCATGCGTCTGCGCCTCGACGCCCCATTCGCGGCGCATCTCGGGCGAGCGCTGCACCATGTGGTTCGCCACGTCGAACAGGATCCGCGCCTGGTCGCGGGTCACCGCCGCCGCATAGCCCTCGGCGCCGCCCTCGCCCTCGCCGAATGTCAGGTACATTGCCAGTGGCGCGCAGATCGTCGTTTTGCCATTGCCGCGCGGCACAAAGACCGCGGCCTCACGAAAGCGCCGCAGTCCGGTCGCCCGGCTGACAAAGCCAAACAGGTTCGCATAGACGAATTGCTGCCAATCCATCAGCCGGATCGGCCGCCCCGCCTCGGGCCCCTTGACGTTGCGCATCGTGCTCGCGAACAGCATTGCGCGCGTTGCCCGTTGCGGGTCGAATGTCCATTCGCTGCCGGGGTGCTGCGCCTCGTCCAGATCGCGCAAAAAGCGTTGTGCCGCTAAGCGCGCGTGCTCGCTTGCCAGGGCTGGCGCCTCGGCGATCAGCACCGCATAACCAATTGCATCAGGAACAAACCGTAGGGGTTCGCTCACACCAGGTGCAGCGCCGCCCAAATCAGCGCCCACAGCGCCGCCGACAATGGCAGGATCACAAACAAGCCTCGGCGCCGGGCGGCGTCGCGCTCGCTCATTTCTTGAACGGTTCGCCCATCAGCACCGAGTCGCGCATCACCGGCGCGCCCTCGACCTGGTACAGCACGGCCCGCACTGCGCAGTCCTTGGCTTCCAACAACTTGCGCAAGGCCGCAGTGCGCTCGGGATTGCGCGGCACCTCGGCGGCGATCTTGTCCGCCAATTCCGAAAATGCGCGCGAGGTTGCCTGCAAGCGTTCGGGCAAATGCGCGTAGGCGAAAAATTGTAGCATCGGCTCGGGGTAAACGCGTTGGCTCATGCGTCGCAACACTCCGGGTGGCGCCGGTCGCACTGTGATTTGCGAGGGCTGCTCATTGTGGCCGCGCTTGTCAGGCGGGATCATTGCCGACTAAGCGCAGCGCCGACCACGGGTTCGCCTCGTCATCCGTCTGCGGCGCCGGGTCGAGGTGTATGCGCGGCCGGGCTGCGGGACTAAACCCGAGCTCGGCGGCCAGCCGCACCAGCACCAGCGTATGACGGTTGAGCAGCTGATGACAGGCAAGCCACATTGCCGCCGTCATGCCGCTGTCGTGCTCGAGGCAGTATTGCACCTCATCCTTGCGGTCGAGGGTTTCGCACCACAGTCGCAGCACCTCGCGGTCGATCGCGAACAGCACCCCTTTAGGCGCATGCCGCACCGCGTAGCGCCAGGCCGAGCGCTGCCCCGCGGTCATGCCCGCCGGCATCGTCAAGTTGCCCTCGGCTCGCGCCTCAAGGGCGCGGTCGCGGCCGTGATCGGTCGGGTTGTACGTGCCTTGCAGTTTGTGCAGCACCGTCGGCTTGGGGCGTCGGCCCGGCATGGGGTGCTACCTCATTGACGGCATAGGGGGTGCAGAACTTTTTTCGGTTTGCGACTGAGACCGCGCCCCAGTCATCTTTTGCCGCCTAGGTTTTCGCCGCCGAGGCCGGGCCACAAATCGCCGAGGCGCGGCCAGACATCGGCGCCGCTGGTGACGGTGTAAGTGATCGGGCCCGCCGGTTTGACCGGGTTGCCGAAACCGCCGTCGCGCGCCGCGGTTTTGCGGTCGTGGCAGGGTTTTGTCATCGCCTGCAAATTATTCCAATCGTAGCGCAGCGCGTCGTCGCCGTTGTGCGCGATTTTGTGGTCGACGACTCTCGCCGGGCGACCGCAGCCACATTCGCAGACCGGGTGCTCGGCGAGATATTTGGCGCGCAATTTTTTCCACCGCCAGTCGTAACCGCGGCCGGGCCCCGAAAGGCGCCGACGTTCGACGATGATTTGCGTACCCATCGCACGATGAACAGGTCGGCGGTTCGGCATTTTTCCTCAAAAAGACGGCCCCGGATAGGGGCCGCCAAGGTCAGGGATTTCACACCTCACAGACAAAATCCGCGAGGATAGGAAAATCCGTATGCTCAACATGCAAAAACAGTCAATCTTTTTTTCTCCGCGAGATCAGCCGGCGACGTTGCCGAGCGGTCACCGGCGCGTCGGGTCCACCTCCGGGCTGCCGCCCGGCCGTTGGGGAGGGCGCCCGCCGACACCCCCCGCAGGCGGCTCGGGCAGGGCGTCCATGTCGACCGAGAAATACCGCCAGCCGTAGCCCGGCACATGGGCGAGCACGATGAATTTGCCGTGCGCGTGCGGCGGTCGAGGCCAAATCGAGCCCGGCGGGAACCCGGTGTCGGGGTGCCCAGGCTCGCCCGGCGGAATTGGCTCGATCGGGTGCCCTGGTGTCGGGCCCGGCCAAATCCCCGGCGGTGGTTCCTCGGGCGGCTCGACCTGCGGCGGCTCGCCCTCGTCGACGCCCCATCCGGGATCTGTCGGGCCACCGGGCCAGGGTAGACCATGACCGGGGCGGGCGAGGGCACGCACGGAAATCGGCCCGTCGGACGTCACAAGGTAGCGCGGCATATGACTATTCTCCTTTGGTCGAGGTTGTGGAAAACACCCGCGCCAGCGCTTTGATCGCGAGCACGGTCCAGGCGCGCACGGTGCGCGGATCGACACCAAGGCAGCCCCCGAGGTGCTGCCAAGTGAAGTCAAAAATCAGGCAGGCCTCCAACAGCCCGCAGGCGAACGGCCCGAGCACCGCCTCGACGCGCCCCAATAGGGCGAGCTCGTCGTTGTAAGCCAGCATCGTGAGTTGCCCGGTGCCGCGGCGACGGCCGCCCGCGCCAAGCCAGATCGGCGGCGGCCATGCGGCAGCGGCGGCATGCTCGGCGGCGTGGCGGAACGCGAGGCCGCAGCCGTATTCAAACCGGGTGATCTGGCTGGCGTCATGCAACGCCCGCAAATGATCCGTCTTGCGCCAGGCCGGGCGATATTCCACCGCGTCGACGCGCGGCGCCTCGACCTGGTGGTGTTGACGGTAGAACGGTGATGGCGCCGGCATTGCTTCACGTGAAACCGGTTTGCGCGAACAAGGGCCCGGCGCTTCGGGGTTTCGGGAACAGCACCGCTTCGGCGTAAACCCAAAGCGCCAGCGCGTCGGCCTCGTCCTCGGTCACGTCGGGCCAGCCGTAAACCGCGCACATTTTCTGCGTCGCGGCTTTCTTGTTGGCGCGCCCGCCCCACGAGCCATTACCGGTGAAATGCCGGCAAATCACGTTGGATTGTTCCTCGCGACACGGAATCCCGTGCTCGTGCGCTACCATCTCGACCAAGCCGCACATGGCGAACAGCTTGCGGATTACCTTGATGTCGATCGGTATTCCCTTGGTCAGTTCAGTCGAAACCACCTGGCCGGTGCGCGTGCGGACCTTTTTCGGTGCAAACCGCGGCACATAGGGCGCCTCGAAGACAATCATGCTCGGCTGCCATTCGATGCAACGCGCGCCAAGCCACAAACAAAACGCGCGCAAGGCTTCGCCGATATTGCCTTCACTGTCCTTTGGGCGCGGCTTGCCTGAACGGAAGCGGCCAAAGGCTGGGCGATCGCCCGGTGCGCCATAGGCCCAACCGGTCGTAGTCGCGACATCGAGCGCGAGCAGGCCACCGGTCATCGTGCACCAGGCTGCGGGCTCGGCCGCAAGAACTCGCTGCGCAGCGACGGCAGGGGCGCGCGAAAGCGCTCCTCGAGCTGCACCAGGATCACCCAAGCGCGGGCGACCTCGTCGACGGTCGGCAGGCGATCGGCGCGCGCGGCGTTGCAGCCGACATGCGCCAAGACGATGTTGCCGTGCAATCCGGGGGCTTGCGCCTTGGGCACGATATGCTCGCGCGACCAGCCGCGGCGCTTGTCGCGTTGTTGGTCTGCGCCGCGCAGCATCGGCTCGCCGCAGTGAAAGCAGCTCCCGTGCTGGATCTCGAACAACGCAGCGACGGCCCGAGTCTCGCGCTTGCCGTGTTTCATCGGCTCAAATCAGCAATCATCACGCGGTCCCCGCCGGCTCTTCCTCGCCGAGGTGCAGACGCGCATCGGCCAGCGCTTCGCCCACATTTTTGCGCGGCCTGCCGCGCGGTCGCGGCTGATGCACCGGCTGTTCGGCAAAGGATCGCGGCTTGCGCCCTCGCTTGGGGGCGGGGTGCGCGGCATGGATCGCCTCGGCGCGGTCCATCGCGGCGTCGCCGAGCGGTGTGCCGGCAAGCATGCCGAGGCCGCGGCGGTAGCTGTCAAGCAATGCCAGGTGGTCCTGCAGCTCGGTCGGTTCCATCTTCCGCTCGCGAACCATCTGGCGAATGATCTTGGGCACGAAGCCGGCGTTTTTGGCTTCCTCCATCACCGCCTTGATCTCCTCGCCGAGCGAGGCGCGTTCCTCGTGCAGGCGCTCGACGCGTTCGACATAGCGAGCGAGCGCGGTTTCGTTGATGACCCCGCCGAACTGATCGGGAATTTCACTCCGCAGCGTCTTGGCCATTTTTTCCCTCACTGACGTAATAACTCGGGATATTGCTCGCGCACTAATTCGACAATGCGGTCGGAGAAGCGATCGGAGAGTTCGCGATCTCGCCACTTGAGGATCGCGGCGTATTGCTTCTTGCCGTCGGACACGACCTGGCGCCCGTCCTGATCGAGCACCGGCTTGGCGGGCAACCCGCACCAGGTGCGGCCGTGACTGGTTTGAAGCGGGCAATCGGCGATAGTCAATCCGGGGGCCATCTCGATCGTGGCGAAGCCGATCAAGCCACCTTTGCGCAGCTCCTTGAAGCTGACGAGGCGCAGTAGGCGGCGGCCGCTCTCGGCGCTCATCGGTCTACAGCCCCGGCAAGCCTGGCGAGCCCGGCATCGGCGGCGGCTCCGCTTTCTTCTTCGGCCGAAAGATCTTTGGCCGTCGAGTCGGCCGCGCCGCCGCAAGAGCCGCATCGCGAGCCCGGTCGCGTAATTCGCGCGCCAGGAACTGCCGCCGACGTTCCGCCAATTGCGGCGGGACGCTGAACACTCCCCAGCCAAAGCGGCCCCGCCCTGGAGCGAGGCGAAAGTTCACGTGTGCTGCCGGCAGCCACACAGGGTCGTTCAGATCCATGTCGCTGAACGCGATTAACAGCCGGTCGCGCCGCGGATCGTGATCCCAATAGAGCAGATACCCAGTGAATTCGGTCATTGGGTGACGCCATTGTGATTAATCGACGTGAAAAAACTTCGGTTGTTGGGGCTGGCGCGGCGCATAGCGCCAGCCCCTTCTCTCCCGAAGGGAGAGGGGGCACTCGACGACCGTTTTTTTGTTGAACAAAATCAACAGCTAACTGGGAGCACTCGGAAGCCCGAAAAAGCACTCGAACTCCAGACCCGAAAGGGTTAGGCGCAGACGACCAGTTCGGCATGCGATTTACTGGGCGGCCCCGATTTTTCGACCTTGATTTTCCCGGCCGCCAGCAATTCCAGCATTGCTCGCTCGAATTCTTTTTTATTGGCTTTGGTCTTGCGATTGAGCGGGTGCGGGGCAAACACCCGCGGGGCGTAGTAACTGGCATGGAATGACGCATTGCTGACATAGCGGCCCTCTTCCTTGATTTGCGCGAGCAACTGCAAAAACAAGTCTTGTACGATATGCTCACGCATTGGCCCGCGCTTTTGCGCTTCAGTGGGATCGACGGCGGCCGGATAGAAAGCGCCGTTCTTGATGACTAGTTCGATTTGAGCGCCAGGTTTGGCGTAATTACTGTTCGCTCTGGTCAAAACGCGCTTTTCAGTGGGATTGAGTGCGGTACGATAGATGCGCTCTTCCGGGGTTTCATCGTCATCGCTACCGTCGCCGGGATCGTGCAATGTCAGTCGCGCACGCATCTTGCCTTCAATGCCGGTATTGCCGCTGTCGAGGCGTCCCGAGGCGCGTCCGCGCATTGATGGATGAGCGGCGCAGACCATTGCGCAGTTGTGCAGCATGCCGAGACCGTCGAGCATGCGAATAAATTGCGACGTGTGCCGCCGGTTGATTTCTTCGCCGCCGAAAAAATCGGGCAAAGTATCGAGCACGCACAAGCCCGGCTGATAATAATCAAGTTCCTGCTTGAACTGCGGAAAAGCCGGGCCCGGACGGCGCTTGCCGAGATCGAACATTAATAGCTCGCTGTCCATTTGACCGACCAGCGAGGCGAAGTGGAAATCTGGGAACTGATCAAGATCGCGCTCATAAAAGGCGGCGATGCGTCGGACCCGGCGCAGGATTTCGTCCTTGGTGTCTTCGCAAAACAGGCCATAGACCGGGGTCCGCGCGACCGGCAGTCCACAAAACGCGAGACCGGCGGAAGCGGCCATCATCAACTGCAATAGAAAGGTGGTTTTGAGGACGCCGGATATGCCGTAGAGCCCGGTCGTCTGCCCGCGCGGGATCCACTCTTCCATGATCCACTGGCGTTCGGGGATCGATTGCCCGCTGCGCGCCCAGGCGTCGAGTTGAACATGTTCCCATAGCGGCGCCCCGGTGTGGGCATGGCCATTCGTATGGCCGTTGGCATGCCCATTGGGGCCGTGCCCGTTGGGTTTGGCGCCGTTGATTTCATCGTAAATGTCCTTGACGAAATCCGGGTCGCCTGGCTTCCAGTCCATATCATCAGACGCTCCTCGACCAGCCGGCCTGACGCGCAAGGTGCACTAGGGTTCCCATGCCGATGCGACCGGGGCGCCCGCGGGTGTAGTTGCGCCAGCGTTCGACAACCGCCTGGGGCTGATATTTCGGGCTTCTCGCCGAAAACGCGTCGAACAGCACAAACCCGTCATTGGAGCCGTTTGAAGCGGCCCAGATCGCCATGCCGATCTTGTTCCAATCCTCCCAATCGGCGTGGTTGGGGATCGCCGCAACGATATCGACAAGGTCGATTTCGCGGCGGCTCAACTCATGCCGTGGCCGCAGATGACGCCGCGGCGCATCTGGCGTTGATCGATCGAGCCAATGATAAGCGGGGCGGGCGAGCTCGGGATCGAATTCCCACAGCACATCAATTGTGTCTGGATGCCACACTCCGCCGGCTGGGGGCCCGACATAGCGCAAAAAGAGGCAAGCTATGGCGAGCTCGGCGGCGAGGCGCACCAGCAACGGGCCTGGACAGGCGCGCGGATCGCGGTTGGCGTGTGTCCAGGCGATGCACTCGCCCGAAGGATGCAGGCTGGGCGGGAAAACCGTCTGGTGCGCCGCCCCGTCGCGTCCATCGGTGCGCAATTCGAGCAGTGTGGCGCCGGTTATCGGATCGGAGAAAGCGGTTTTGTGAATATCATTGGCTGTATAGAGGCGATGAGAGCGAGGTTTGGAAGCGCGGCCAAATTCGGCGTTGGTAAGCGGCAAAAAGATATCGGCGAGCTCGATCGCCTCGCTGCAGTCGAGATCGATATCAACGAGATCGCCGCTCCGGCGGCCGAGGATGATACCGAGTCCTTCGCCTCGGCTAAAATAACGTTCACAGGTTTCCGCAGTGATAATCAGTTCGGGCCAGTTCGCCAGGGCAGGCCGCTTTTGTCCCGGCATGATCGGCAACGGCCGCCATCCGCGCCGGAGATAATCGAGCGCCGCAACCACGAGGGTAGTCATAGCCACGCTCTCGTCAAAACGGGCCGACGCGACGGGCTTTAATGTTCTTGAATAATTCCCATTTTCTGCGATAGCTGGCCATATTTGGACCCCCGGATATAGGCTGGCGATTGGTCGACCAGGCCCCCGGCTTCCCCGCCGGGGGCCATCGTCATCTCGGTGTCGGGCGGCCTTCTGCTGCGGCTGGGTTGCCCTTCGTGGTCGGCGGGCGCGATTGTTGGAGCAACCGAATAACCAATCCGCGCAACCACACGGCAAGATAGGCAAGGATGAGCCGGGTTCTTTTGCCCTTCATGTTGTCGGCTCCTCTTCAGTCCATTCGCGTTCGGCCCGCTTCAGCATTGCCGCAGCCAGGCGGATCATTTCTCGCGAGTAGCTAAGATCCTCCTCAAGCTGGCGAATGCGGGCGTCTTGTTCTTCGACTTTTTTGAGTAGTCCGACGATTTCCTGCCGCATTCGCTCGTCATCGAGCGGCCCGCCGAACAACAGGCGGTCAAACGCGCCGCCAAATGATGTGGACGCTTGGTTGAGCCGGTCGAGCGTCCAAGCTTTGCCAACGCGCAGATATTTTGCCGTACGCACTGAACAATTAAACAATCGCGCCACTGCCTTGTCGCGATCGCGCGGTGGGATGAGCGCATCAAGCGCACGCGCTGCACGTTGAGCATAATTAATGCCCTCAGCTGCAACCATGATCCTGCACTTTCATGCACCTACATTGCACTGTTAGAATGACATCTTGCCCGCCGGCTCGGCTATACATGCGCGGCTGTTTCCGATAATTTGGAAGACGTGAATAGGTCTTGGATTTCAACGCCGGTGAGTATCGCGAACCGTTCAACCAAATGATGCGGCAAGAGCGAACGAGACTCATAGGCGCGGTATGCTTCGGCACCGATCCCCAGCGCCGCCGCCATTTCGACTTGGCTCATTGATTGAGAAAGGCGTAACGCCTTAATGCGAGCACAAAAGACGGCACGAAATTCGGACACTCTGAGGGCTCCTCAGGTGGACGCGGTCGGCTCACAAAATCGTAAGACTCGTACGGTGAGTCAAGCGCCGCGAAACTCGCACCATGCAAAGCCCCGCGAGCTATCGACAATCCGTTGGATGCGAGTCCAAACGGCGGGCGATTTTCTCAAAGGGTTTTGCGAACGTGTGCGCGCTGCCCGCAAAGCGCGTGGCCTAACCCAGATGGAAATGGCTGCCGCTCTCGGAATCGGCCACGAGGCTTATCGGGCCTACGAAAAACGCACTCCTTTGCCGCATTTCCTGGTCGAACGTTTTGCCCGAATTACCGGTGTGGAAATCGAATATCTGTTCAACGGACGTCAATCCCGTCGTGGCACCGCAGAAGAGATAAAACCCGGAGCGATTGATCCAATCGATCGGTGATACGCGGCGAGCCGTAATAATTTTACGGAAAGGGTATTGTCCTCGTAAAAATCGTACGCTAGGTTGCCTCCTTCCCAATGCGGGAAACGGAGGTCAACGTTGTCCGATTCCTCCCGTCGCGTTCGCATCGTCCTCGATGACCCGCAAATTCGTGAACTCTTCGCCGACGGATTAACTGCGGTTGAGGTTGACGGCGTTCGCGTCGAATTTACCTTCCCGATTAAACACTTCTCTCATATCGCTTGGCTGCGGATGGTGCGCGCGATTCTTGAAAGCGCGCTCTCACGGGTGACCGCAGGGCACCCTCTCGGCGCGCCCGACCCGCCGCAAGCGGTCGAATTTTTGCCGGCGTCGCAGCAACCCGGACGACGGCGGCGATGACCGAGACCGCACTTCCGACAATCATCCGGTGCTCGGCATTGACCTGGTGGCCCGACTGCCCGCGTCGCGGTGCCGCGCGGCTGTTCTGGCGCGAGATCAGCGCCGCCGGGTTTCGGTTGCGCTCGACACCGCGCGGCATCGGCGCCGCGATCGGCTCGGCGGTGCACCGTGCGGCCGAGGTGATCCTTAAGGAAAAAGCCGAAAGCGGCAGTCTGCCGCCGTCGACGGTCGCCGCCGACTGCGCCGTCGAGACATTGGCCGAGGGTGTGCGCCAGGGAGTCGACTTCGACCGCACGACCGCGAACCGGGTCGAGGCCGAGGTACAGACGGTCGCCATGACCCGCGCCTATCATCGGCACATTGCCCCGGCGGTCGAGCCGATCATCGTCGAGGAACGCCTCGAGGCCGAGGTGCTGCCGGGCGTGATCCTGTCGGGTCAACCCGACGTCGTCGCCCGCGAACCGCACCGGGTGCGCGATCTCAAAACCTCGACCCGCACGGGCGCCACGCACGCGCCGCAGATCGGCGGTTATAGCCTGCTCGCGCGTTCCAACGGGTTTGATATCGCCGAGGCGGCGGTCGACAGCATCCGGCGCGTCGCGATCGGCAAGGCGCAGCTCGACCCGGAATCAAAGCCGGTGGCGGTCGGCCAGGCCGAAACCGCGGCGAGCAACATTTTGCGGCATATCGCGGCCGACCTTGACACGTTCCGCAACGGCGATGCGGTGCGGCGAATCTTGCCCGGCGATCCTTGGGCGTTTCAGGCCAATCCCAATAGCATTTTATGCTCGGCAAAGTATTGCCCGGCCCATTCGACTGACTTCTGTCACGAATGGCAAGAGAAATGATGGCATCGCGAGGCAAAGGAGTCAGGGAAATGGCAAAGACGACCGCGACACTATCGGCGACGATGATTCGTCGCGCTACAAAGGAACGGTTCCAACTTTGGGTAATCGGTAACACGCCGTTGATTACTCATGCTTGGTCGGAAAAAGCCAAGCGCGAAATGCTCGCCAAACAGGTGAAATCGGTCAGCGCCGGCCGAGAGGTGCGCGACCCCGAGGCGGATTTTCTCAGTTCTCTTTATGAAATGGGCCAGCCTGGAGTCTACGGGTTCCCCGCGACAGCGCTAAAAAAAGCGATCCTCGGGGTTACTCACAAAGACAAGGGCATTGCGCGCAGCGGCGCATTGGGCGCCGCCGCGGCACTGTGGATTGACCCGGTAATCGTGCGCACGCGGCCAGCGCTCGCCGGTGCGATCTGCGACATGCCCTTGTTGCGGATTTACGGGTCAGACCCGGAAATGCGCGAGGATATGGTGCGGGTCGGCGCCGGCGTTCGCAAGACCGCGGATTTTGCCTATCGCGCGCAGTTTACGATTTGGGCGTTTCGAATCACCGGCAGTCTCAATGTCGACGTTCTGACCAAAGAGTCGCTCGGCTATCTGATCGAGGAAGCCGGGCTCGCGATCGGCATAGGCGACTGGCGCAATGAAAAAAGCGGCTATTTCGGCGCGTTTCATCTCGCCAGCGACGACGAGGCGCGCGAGTGGGATGCCTTTGCTAATGGCACTGGCCCATTGCCGCAGCCCGCTTTTGAAATGGCGATGGCGGCGGAGTAATCCCCGATGGCATTGCAATATGCTTTCAAGGCCGATGCCGGCTTCTTTGTCAAGAACATGATCGAGGCCAATCCGCAAGCGGTCGGTGAAGAACTGGCGCGGATCACTGCGGCGCATGACGGTCTGCTCGTGCCAATCAAGATTATCGAGGTAGCGCGTGCCGAAAAATCGGTGCTGCACCGTCATTTTGATTGGGACGATGCCGAGGCCGCGCAGTATTGGCGTTTGGGCCAGGCGCGGCATTTGGTGAGCTCGATCAGGATTATCGACGATAAGGCGCAGGATCGGTCGGCTTTGACTCGGGCTTATGTCTCGATCACAGCCGACGGTGTTACCGCCTATCATCGCGTCAGCGACGTCGTGAACAATGCAACGCTGCAAGACCTTCTATTGCGGCAAGCCGACCGCGAGCTCGCGGCGTTTGAACGGCGGTACAAGGAACTTACCGACATTTGTTCGCTTGTCCAGGAAGCACGACAACGAATAAGCGAGCGGCGGGCACGGCAGCGACAGGGCGACAGCCCGGCAGCCGCGGCCGGCGCTTGACTGGCAATTGGCAAGGCGGGGTAAAGCGTGGCTTGGCATAGCCGGGTGCAGCGCAGCATTGCACGGTCTGGTGAGGCATTGCGTGGCAACGCAAGGCCGGCGCGGCCAATCTTTGCTCGGCCAGGCAGGGCTATGCCTGGCGTGGCATGGCATGGCCCGGCTCGGCCGCGTTTGGCAAGGCCGGCGAGGCATCGCTTTGCCCGGCAATGCGCAGCCTGGCGCGGCGAAGGCTCGGCGCGGCTATGCCGCGTTTGGCAAGGCCGGCGCGGTACGGCAGGGCTTGCCGGGGCATTGCCTGGCAGGGCTCGGCGCGGCGGGGCAAGGCAGGCTTGGGCTTGGCCCGGCGTGGCGGAACAATACGGGGCGAGGCATCGCACTGCATGGCAAGGCCGGCGCGGTTCGGCGCGGCTGGGTGCGGCTCGGCTAGGTGCGGTGCGGCTGGGCACGGCAAGGCCGGCAGGGCACGGCGCGGTTTTAGCCGTGTTAGGTGCGGCTTGATGAAGCTGTGCGCGGCATGGCGTGGCAAGGCCGGCTCGGCGTGGCGGGCCAGGCGCGGCCCAGCCCGGTCTGGCCGGGCGCGGGCGGGGCAAGGCAGGGCTGGCGTTGTCCAGTCCTGCCGTCGCCTCCCGGATAGAGGGAGAGGGAGATTGACCAATGGCTGAAACAGCGCGCCCGCAGCTTGTCGACCCGCGCCCGGACGGCGCCGCCGATCCCGCGCCGGCGTTGCCCGCAGAGATCGCACCCGCCGAGGGCGCCTTGGCGGCATTGCCGGGTTCGGCGACAATGCCGATCGGCCTGCGGATTTTTTTCGATCCGCTATGGCGTGAAGCCTGCCAGGCCGCGGCGCAAAGTCTCGCCAAAGCCGTCGGGTTCGCGCCGCCGCACCTGCTCGGCAAGACCGAAAGCTGTCTAGCGGTCGTTAACCTTTCGCTGACTTGGAATCTCAGCCCCTACATGGTCGCGGCCTCGACCTATCAGACACCAGGCGGCAAGGTCGGCTATGAAGGCAAGCTCGTGCAAGCCATCCTCGAGGCCTCGGGGCGCCTCGCCGGCAGCGTCAAATACAAACATTTTGGCGACTGGACCAAGGTGCAGCGCAAATTCCGAATGGCGCGGTCGGACAAGGGTTTTGAATATCCAGTGCCGACCTATAAACCGGAAGATGAAATCGGTTGCGGCGTAACCATCAGTTGCCGCGTCAAAGGCGAAACCGAAGATCGCAGCCTAGACTTCGATTTGGTGCAAGCTTGGCCGCGCAATTCGACCCTATGGGCGACCGATCCTAAAACTCAAATCCAGTATGCCGGTGTGCGGCGCTTGGCGAGCACCGTTGCCCCATCGCTGTTGATGGGCGTGCCGTTCGACCACGAGGAAGATACTTTCGAGGAAAACCTCGTCGACGTCACCCCGCGGCCGCTCGCCGAGCCTCGCGAGCGGCCGCGGCGCGGGCGACCACCTGGCCCGCGCAACACCGCCCCAGCGGGCCCGCCAGCGGGCGAGGAACCGCCGCCGCCGGGCGAGGCTGTCGCGCAGGAAACCACAGCGCAGCAAACCACAGTATCGAATGAGCAGCCGAAACCGGCGGGCCGCCGCCAGGTCAAATTTGATATGTGAGGGCCCCCTATGCTCAAATGGAAAGGCACAATTGACGGTCGTGAAATCTTCATGATCGGTCTGTCATTCGGCAATCTCGACCGGCTGCGCGCCGATGAGCCGATTTTGATCAAAGGCCGCGACGTCGGTTTTTCCTACGATATTCTGATCTGCGCCGAGGCCACCGATCAGGAATTGTTGCGCAAGTTTAGCGCCGGCATCGGTCCCGACACCAAAGTCAACATTGACCCGCGGTTCCGCGAATGATCCGCATCGAAACCCGAGACTATCGCGGCTGCGAGCGCGCCTCGCTCGAGCTCGCCCCGATCGCCCTTGTCGCCGGGCGCAACGCGCAGGGCAAATCGTCGCTCGCCCAAGGCGTCGGCGCGGTGCTGTGCGGCGACGTCACCCCGGTTGCGGGCGTTACCAAGGCGGGTGCGGCGCAATTGGTCAAGACCGGCGCCGAGCACGGCTATATCGCGATACAGGGCGAATCAGGAACGGCGCGGATCGACTGGCCCGGTTGCCAGGTGCGGGCCAATGGCGAGCCCCCGGCGGCAAGCGTCTATGCGGCGGGTCTGCAAAGCGTCGTGGCGCTGCCGGCGAAGGATCGCGCGCGCATTTTCGGCAGTTATTTGCACGCCGCGCCCGACCGCGCCGACCTGGCGGCGGCGATGGCCGATATAGGGCTTGGCGCCGATGCGGTCACCGCGATTTGGCAGATCATCGAGGATAAGGGTTGGGATGGCGCGCACCAGGTGCGGCGCGACCGCGGCGTCGAATTGAAAGCGCGTTGGCGCCAGGTGACCGGGCGCGATTACGGCTCACGCATCGGTGCGGCGTGGCGCCCGGATCTTGACGACGACGACGCCAACGAAAACGATTTGCTCGCCGCCCTGGCGCGCGCCAAGCACGAGCACGAGACGGCGATCGGCGCCGCCGCGGTGTCGAGCGCGGAACGCGACCGCCTGGCGGCCGGCGCCACGAAACTCGATCCGGCGAAGGATTTGCTGCGCGGCGCCGAGCAATTTGCCGAGGGTGTCGCCGGCCGGCTCGACGAGGCCAAGGCCGCGCGGGCGGCGTTGCCGCCGGGCAACGTCGACCCCGGCATGGCGTGCCCGCATTGCGGCGCGTTTGTCGTCTTGCGCCGGGTCAACCTTGCCGAAACCCGGCTCGAGGCGGCCGAGGCGGCGCCGCTCGCGACCGAGCTCAAAAAGCGCCGCGACGCAATCGCCGAGGCCGACGGGCTGGTCAGCCGCTTGACCGGCGAGGTGGTCGAGGCGAACCGCGCCGTCGAGACAGCCCGGCACGCCCTGCAAAACGCCGCCGAGGCCGCCAACTATCTGAAAGCGCTGCCGCCGGCAGTCGCCGCCGGCGCCGACGTCGCGACGGCGAAAACCGCCCTCGATCGCGCCGAGAAACGGCTCGCCGGCTTTCGGGCGAAGCGCGAGGCCGACGACCTGCACGAGCGGATCGTAACCAACGAGGCGGTGCTCGACCTGCTCGCCCCCGACGGGCTGCGCGCCCGCAAATTGCTGCACGTGCTCGAGGCGTTCAACCGCACGCTCGCCGCTCACAGCGAGGCCGCCGGCTGGCGCGCGGTCACCGTCTCATTCGACATGACTGCGGCCTATGACGGGCGCCCTTACGGGTTGTGCTCGACAAGCGAGCAATATCGGGTGCGCGCGGTGCTGCAAGTCGCAATGGCCGACCTTGATCATTCGGCGATGGTGGTGCTCGACGCGGCCGACGTGCTCGACGGCCCGACCCGCAGCGGGCTCTTTGCGCTGCTCGTCGAGGCCAGCATGCCCGCCCTCGTGTGCATGACCTTGTCGCGCAAGGAACAGGTGCCCGATCTCGCGGCGGCCGAGCTCGGGGCGTCCTATTGGATCGAGGGCGGCGTCGCGCAGCCGCTGCACGAGCTCGCCGAGGTAGCGGCATGAGCGTCGACGAGGCAGCCCTTACGAAATTGGAGGCAGCCCTTACGAAATTGGTCCAGGAAGCCCACGACCTTTGCGCGGCTTATCTGCGCCAGGTCGGGATCGTGCCCGAGGCCGATGTATGGACGAAAGCGCGGACTGTCGTTTGGGCGCGCTACTACGATGGCGATGATGGTTGGGAACGTCTTAAAGAAGCGATCGGCGAGCTCGAGGGTATGGTCGGCCGCCCCGCCAACGAAAGCGATATTTGATGAGCGGGCCCGGCTTTTGGATGCACGAAACCTCGGGCGTGCTGCGGCCGGCGGTCGAGGCGTATCTCGGCGGCGGTGAGTTGTCGGCCGCGCACGTCGCAGCGCTGCACGCCTACTGCCGCCAATGGGTTAACTCGCCGGTATGGGATCGCAACCCGCATGCCGGCGCCGAGGAACGCGAAGCCCTGGCGATGCTGCGCCGCTTGGTCGACAGCATCACCTCGCGCCCGACGCTCGAGACATGGCTCGCCGCCGCCGTCGACTTCGGGATTGACCCGCTATGATCGGCACGCCCCGGACTCGCGAAGTCACGAAAGTCGACCTGCCGGCTCAGATCGCTTGCATCAAGCGCGAGATCGCCTTGCGCGAACGTGTTTACCCGCGCCAAGTCGCGGCCGGTCGCATGACTGACGGCAAGGCGGCCAGCGAGCTCGCGACCATGCGCGCGGTGCTCGCACTGTTGGAACATTTCAGCCTTTTTTTTGAGCTCGACCCGCGGCCCTCGCTAATTGATTACATTCGCGCGACGCCCGGTCTTGGCGGCGACCCGCCCGCTTGATGCCGCGCGAGCACGCCCTTTTGTCCTACGGTCTGACGCCGCGGCTGTTGTCGCGCGAGCTGGCGGCCGAATATTGCGGCGTTTCGGTCGGGCTGTTCGACGAGACAATCGGCAAAAAGGTGCCGCCGATCGAGCTCAACACCCGCAAGCTATGGGACGTCCGCGCCCTCGACCATTATCTCGACCAGCAATCCGGGCTCGCCCCGCCCGCACTGCGGCCGATCGAGGAAGGTATCGCCCAACTTGGCAAACCGCGGCGTTCCTGATGGCAAAATTCGCCTGCCGCGATTATATTCGGATCGAGGCGCCGCGCCGCTTGCGACGGCACGGCACCTCTGACCACCAGTCGAGAATGAGCTCGAAAGGGGCTATCCGATGATTACAAAAATTCGCGGCATCAAGCAAACCACGGTCAAAGGCCGCCGGTACTATTACCACCGGGCGACGAAAAAGCGGATCGAGGCGCGCCCCAACACCCCGGCTTTCATCCTCGAGATTGCCGAGCTCGACAAACAGGTCGGCACGATGCCGCGCCCAGCGATCATGCGCCGCCGGCCGCACGGGTCCGGCACATGGGGTGCACTCGTCGAGGCCTACCGGGCAAGCGCCAAATATACGTTGCTCGGCGAGCGGACAAAGAGCGATTACGAAAAGGTTTTGGCCTATCTCGCGACGCTCGACAACTTTGCGCTAATCCAATTCGACCCCGAGGCTTGCGAGAAAATCCGCGACAAGGCATTGCAGGATAAAAAACGGCGTTTTGCGAATTATGTCGTGCACATGCTGTCGCTGGTGCTCGGGTGGGGTAAGACCCGGCGCGAATTCGGGCATTATGAGAACGGCGCCGCCGGCCTCGAAAAGTTCGCGGCACCGGGCGACGCAAATCGTCCTTGGGGCGAGGATGAGTGCCGCATCGTGCTCGCCGAGGCGAAAGGCACGCTAAGGGCGGCGATTGCCCTCGGCATGTTCGCCAGCATGCGCGGCGGCGACGTCGTGTGTGTGCGCTGGTCGGCTTACAACGGCAGCGCGATCGGGTGGCAACAAAACAAGACGTCCGATCAGGTGTGGAAACCGGCGCGGCGCATGCTGCGCGAGATCCTCGACGCCGCGCCCCGCATCGGTGAAACAATCGTCGCCGGGCCCGATGGCCGCCCTTGGGCCGAGGGTACGTTGCGGGCAAATTTCCGCGATCTGATCCGCCGGCTTGAAGATGAGGGGCGGATCGCGAAAGGACTCACGTTTCACGGGTTACGCTCGACCAACGCGACGCGGCTCGCCGATGCCGGCGCCGACGTCCGCGCGATCCAAGCCGAGCTCGGGCAGCGCACGGCGGCGATGGCGTTGCATTACAGCCGCCGGGCGGACATGCGGCGGGCCGCCGAAACGGCGGTGCGCCTGCTCGACGACGAGGGTTAAGGAGAAAATGCCGATGCCCGACCCGGATTTAAATTTCGTGTTACGCCGCCTCGATACGATTCAGCGCGAGTTGCGCGAGGGGCTGCACCTCATGGCACTGCGCGACGAGCAGCGCGAGGCCAGCTACCAGACGATGATTCAGACCTTGACCCGGCAGATGGTATCGGTCGCAACCTCGGTCGAGGAACGGTTGAACGGCGTCGAGGCGGCGATCATCGACCGGCTTAACGTTGTCGACGACCGGCTTAACGCCCGGCTTACTCGTCTGGAAACGACGCTGATCGACATCACCCGCAAGCTCGACGCCTGACAAAAAAATGGAAAACATCGAAAGCCGGCTTGCCGTGCTCACTTGGATGGTCGGCTTCAATCTGATCATGACCGCCGGCATTTTGTGGCGGCTGTTGGTGCGATGAAATGCGAACGGGGTCGGAACTGTTTTGGCAAACTCGGCCCCGATTGCACAAAATGGCAAACTAAGGTATTGGGAAGATGGACAAATCCGGTGATTTGCGCGGTCTTCAAAGCAGTTGGTCCCTATTGAAAACATTAGGGAATTTCTGGCAAACCGGGTTTTTTGAGCAACCACGTTTCAATGACTTAGCGGAAAACTGGCAAACTCAAATCGGGCTGTTCGCATGACCGACGAGCGCCCGGTTGAACGGGTCGAGGTCGACCGCCTCGACCAGCTGCGCCAGACGATTGAGCAGGCGGTCGAGGGCGGTGCGACCCGAATTCAGCTAGGCGAGGGCCCCGACGCGATCATTCTCGCCGAGGGCGACCGGCGCCGCTGGCGCCAGTGCGGCGGCTGCACCTTGTGCTGCACCGTCGCCGGGGTGAACGAGCTCAAAAAGCCGCCGATGGTCGCGTGCCGTCACTTCGCCGGCAAGGGGTGCGGGATTCACGCGAGCAAGCCCGAGGCGTGCCGGCAATTCGCCTGCGGCTGGCTGCTCGGCAATTTCGACGAGCGCTTTCGCCCCGACAAGATCGGCGCTTATGCCGCGTTTTTTGTGACCGAGGCGCACGGCGTTTATGCCGTGGTGCAGTGCGACAGCCGGAAACTAAACCACAAGCGGTTGCGGCAGCTGCTCGGCAAGCTGTCGGCATGGGTGCCCGAGGTGCGGGTGATCGTCGACGACAAGCACGGGATGATTTTTCGTGCCGGCGAGGCCGGGCGGCGCTTTCGCATCGTCAAGCGCGACCCCGGCGATTACGAAACGACCGTTTACATGGCCGAGGAAGTCAGCGGCGCCCTCGGCATAGATGAGGCGGCCGCGGCGGTCAGGCGGGCGGCGGCCCCTCGATAACGCAGAAAGCATCGGCGTCGTTTGACGCCTTGCCCTGCCCGCCATGCCACCGGATCGTGCGTTGCGCGACCGGGTGCCCCTTCCAACAATCCCACACCCGCAGCCCGTCGGCCTGCTCGGCGACCAGAATCGCCGCGTGCGAGCGCCCGTCGGTGTGGTTGCCGTAAGTTCCGGCCGGGTCGAACGTCGCGATTGCCGTGCCGGGTGCCACCGGGTTGCCCCGGACTCTTGTACCCCGGCGCCACCTCGAGGTGTGCGGCGCACTCGCCGACTCCTGTACAAATCGAACACAATGCCCGGTGTCGACCACTTGTCCGGCATAGCGCGCCGGGTTCGGTGCTACCCACGCCATCACGTCACCTCGTCGTCAGGCGGCGGCGCCGGCGGCGGCGGTCGGCCCGCCACCAATAGTGCGAGAATCAGGGTCAGGAGCTCTGACCACCACTCGTGCACCAGGTCGCCTAGCCCTGATTCGAGGCAGTGACCGGGCGGAAATTTTCCGATCGCGACGCCAGCAAAACAGCCGATGACGCCAAAAATCATGATGAATAGGACGGTGCCGACGATTAGCGCAACCAGCCACGAGCAGAACCGCAACAGGTCGAACGGCGGCCGCGGCGGGCGCGGCGGCATCGCTCATGCTGGCAGCGGCGCCGGGCGTCGCTCGAGCGCCTCGACCCGGTCGGCCAGTTGTTGAATGGCGCGCACCGAATAGGCCGCAATCGGTAGCCAGTCGAGGGTGTATTGCGGCTCGCCCGCGTCGCCCGCCGCGCTAACCGTCGCCGCTTCTGGAATCGCCGTGTGCATTTGCGCCGCGAGAAAGCCGAGTTCATCGCGCCGTCCTAGGCGATCGTAGGCGAAAAGCTCGATAGCTCGGATTGCGGCGAGCGCGTCTTTGTCGGCGGCCGGTGCGATGTTGGTTAGCGATGCAATCGCCGGGGTATATTGAATATCGCCAAAATGAAGCCCGGCGATCCAAACCTGGAAACGGGTATCCGGTTGAGAAAAGGCGAACCTCTTAAAATTGTCGTATCTGTTGAATATGATACCGTGATCGACCCCGTTGATATCTGTACCGCTGACGAGTAAATTCCCAGCAACGTCGAAATTTCCAACGACATAACCACCAAAAAAGGCATTAAGCGGGCCACTAACCGAAAAGCTGCCGGCGACTTCGAGATTTGCGGTGATCGCGCAACCAGACAACAAATGGCTAAGCCCGCTAACGGTCAAGCTGCCGCTGACATCGAGATCGGCACGAGCATGCAGGCCGCCAATAGCGTTGACTTGATCGGCGCCGAGATTAAGCGTGGCGACATTGCCGCCACCGGTGGCCCCTAACGACATGACGGTGCCGGGTGCTCGGGTAATGACACCGGAAGCGCCGGCGCCGAGCAGCAAGTCTCCGTTATTGACCGTGAGTTGTCCGTTAACAGTCAAATTGCCCGGACTCGACAGCGTGCCGCCCGACAACGGCAGATAGGCCGACAGATCGGGGTTAGCACCGTAGGCGATTGCCTGTATTGCCTCGTAAAGCTGTGTGTTGCTAACCTTCGACAGCTGCAAGCCGGCGGCAAGCACGACGTTGGCGATTTCCTCTTGCACCGTGTTGAGCCAATTGTCGTCGACGCGGGTCGGGGCGAGGCCGGCCGGGCGGTTGCCGTTGGTGAAAAAACCGGGCGTGCCGACCGGCTCGGGCGCCGGCAATGCCGCTATCGCGGTGGCGTTGTCAATGCGGTGCATCGGCCGCCTCGGCTTGGGCGGCGCCGTTGGCCGCCGGCGACTTCGGCGCCTGGCTCGCGACTTGCGCGGTGATCTGGCGGATTAGCGGGTCGGCCATTTCCCACGGCGCTTTGACCAGCGCGGCAATGACCCCGTTCCACTGTTGCGCCTGCAAGGTCACCGCCACCGGGGCGGTCGGTTCAAACGGTTCCATCAGGTCCCCCTCGTAAAGCGGCGATTTCGGCGCGCAGTTCGGCCACCGTGTTATCAACGTAAGCTTTGGTTGCGGCGTGCAGCGCGAGGGTCGGATCGCCTGCCAAAACCACCGGGAGGTCAAACGCCGCGCCCGCCCCGGTCACCTTGATGACAGTCCGATCCGGCATGCCCCATGCGTCAGTCAGGCCGATGTGCAGCCCTTCGCCGCCATGCCAGAGCCCGACGTAGGGGTCGCCCTCCCTGGTAGTAATTAAGGCAAATGACGGAATAGCGGCATAGCACCCCAACACACCTTCGACCCAAAAGCTGTTGTTGCCGTCTTCGATGGCGATTGATGCGATGGCTTGTCGGTCATCCGGCGTGCCGATAATCAGAAAAATGCCGTCATTCCATAACCCATATTCTAGAGCAGCACTCGTATCTGCGGCCGGAGGGCGAAAAGGTCGAGCAGGCAATCTTGATGGTAAAAGGGTTGAGAGAACATTGATTGAGCCTCTGACCGAGAGATTGCCGGTCAGGGTGCCGCCGATGAGCGGCAGGAACGGCCCACCGGTGGCCAGTGCCTGCAATACGCTGATCTCGGCTTTCGCGATGCCGAAATTGTCGCGCACCGATTCCGTCGTCGGGCGCCCTTCGATCGGCAAGGTCTCGTCAATCACGCTCGGCATTATCTTCGGTATCCCAGATTGACAATCCGTCATCCCAAACCGCCCGCCCGGAATCCCACAGCGAGCCGACATAGCGGAAAAGCAGGATGGTATGCGCCGGCTTGATGCGCTCAAAAACACATTCCAACAGTCGGTTGCCCCAAATCCGCAGGGGCTCGCCGGCGGTGCTGATGCCGGCCGAAAAGTACCAAACCATGTCGGCGACGGCGGTAATCGACCAGGTGTGAGCCCACGACTCGCCGTAAACCGGCAAGCCCGCGGGCCAACCGGCGGTAAACGGGGTGAATTCGTGAATTTGGATCGAAAAGCCGAGGGCGGCGGCGACTTGGCGATAGTAGGTTTTCGATTGCCCGCCGCGGGCGGCGAACTTGGCGCAAACCGCGCGCACCCGCTGTTGCACGCTGCCGAGCTCGCCGACGCACGGGTCAGGCAGCCCGAGCGTCGCCTCCCACTCGGTCAAAAGCTCGAGCGTCGAGCATGGGAAAATCTCGCCGATCAGGGCGTTAAGCCGGGCGTGCAGCCGCGACCAGGTCGGCATGAGGGTAAGCAGATCGGCGTCCTGCACCCGACCCCACCCGCGATGCCAGATCCGGCCGCGCGGCAAAAGCCGCTGAAACTGCGTCAGGTAGTCGGTGGCGCCAAAGGCCGGCAGATCAGGCATCGGGCCCCTCGACCATCGCCGGCGCCAGGAATTGCCCGAGCACCGGCAGGGCGCCGCCGGGTGCGGTGACCGGGCCCGCCGGCACGGTCATCGTGAACGTCCGAATTCCTGGTGTCGCGAGGATCGCCTCGTAAAATTGCGAGGGGTACAGCGTGCCCGCCACCTCGCCCGAGAGTAGGAACAGGTCGCGCAACGACGCCTCGACGCCCTCGCGTATGTCCTCGGTGTTCGGGTCTAGGGCGATCAGCGTGACGTCGACCGGGTGCGGTAGCGGCGCGCAGACGATGACCAGGGCGGTGACCGGTTGCGGCCCCCAAATGTGATCGGCGACGAGCAGCTGGTCGCCGGTCGCGGTCGCCGGCGCGCCCTGGCGCAGTTCGCCGGCCGAAACGCCATCGGTGCCCTGCGGAAAGCCGTCATGCTCGTTATCGTCAAACATCGGGTAGACAACGACCGTACCGGCGCCATAGCCGAGCGGTTCAGTCCAAGCGCGGGTGACGCCCGGCACCTCGAGCGCCCATTGCTGATAGTCGTTGAACGCCCCGCCCTGCGGCGGCTCGCGGTAGCGCGCCAGCATGCGCGAGCGGGTTAGCGGCTTGGGTTCCTGGTCGGCGCCGCCGACGGTGTCGCCGATTGTCAGTCCGCCCGAGTTGATGCCGGATATCGGCCGGGCGATCGACATCGGGGTTTGCGGGTCGCAATTCGTGAACGCGCCCGGCACCAGCGCGAGGATTGGCACCGTCACAAAGCCGTCGAGGCCAATATGCCCCTCGGCCGTCGTCTCGTATGGCGTGCCGTCCGACCGGGTGAGCGGGGTTTGCGCCGGCAATAGGCGGTCGGGCACGCCCGAGAACAGCGCATTGCCGCGCGCCGGCGTGGCGTCGCTCGGGTTGATACCGACCAGCGCCGCCCACGCGTACATAAATTCATCTTCGGCGGTGAACGGGACGCCCATGCGGGCAATCCAGTCGGCATAGCCATAGGCGCCGTAAGCTAACCCAGCCATCGCCCAGGCCAACACCCGCAGCACCGCGTTGCGCAACAGCCCCGACAGCCCCGGCACGCCCGAGGCGGTAATGTCCTGAATCGCGTGGTCGCGCAGCTGCGTAAGGCTCGGGCGGGCGAACGGCATTAGACGGCGACGAGCTCGGGTGGCGGCAGCGCGTCATCAGGGAAGCGCACCGGCGAGCGCAACGTCGCGAGCTCATCCCATGCCCACCCCCACCGAAACTGCACGAGGGCGCCGTTGGGGCGGACAATGCCGATGGCAATGCCGAGCATGTTGCCGGCGAGCCACATGGTGTTGCACAACACGGTGCGGGCGAGCCCGTCGTCGATCAGCCATTGCAATGCCGCGAGCGCCATTTGCCGCGCCTGGCCGAGCGTGGCGCGCGTTTTCTTCGCCCGCTCCAATTGCCACAGCCGCGAGCCGAGCGGCCGATCTTCGTACATATCGGCCCACCAGCCGCGGCGTTCGGTGGTGCCGTCGGTCGGTACAAAGTCGGGCGAGGCCAGCGCATCGGTGAACAGCGACACCAGGCAGGCGCTGGCGAGGTCGTTTCCAGTTTCAATGTCGCCGGCAGCTAGCCCCCAATCGCCCATTGCCTCGGCGTTGTTCCACAGCACCCGGATATCGCCGGCCGGCACCGCGGCGGGCATGTCGCGCGGGATGCCGGGCAAGATCAGCCCCTCGTCCTCAATCCACCCCGGTGGCCGTTCGACGAGACTATGCACGATCCGCCCTCCGTTGTTCGTTTTGTCCTTGAAACCGTCTCCGGCATTGTTCATATTGTCCGAGACGGCGGGTCATCATGCCCGCCGCCACGACTGAGGCAAAGGCAATGGTTCGCACCCTGAAATTGACAAGCGAGTTAACGGAAACCGAGCGTATCCGTCTCGCCAAAGCCGCGCGCCGCACCCGCCCGACAGCGCCACAGCGCATCGAATTTGCGCGCCTCATGAAGTTGTGGCGCGAACGGAGGGCGGCATGACCACCCCGCGCAGCGACTTTTACGTTTACGTGCTTTTCCGCGATGACGGGCGGCCGTTCTATGTCGGCAAGGGCCACGGCGACCGTTGGCTTGATCATGAGCGGCGGGCGCGCTATGGCCGCAAGGGGCATCGCTTCGCGATTATTCGCGATCTGCAAGCGCGTGGCGTCGAGCTCGCCAAGGTCAAATTGCACGAAGGTTTGACCGAGGCAACGGCGAACGCTTATGAGGTTGCGCTGATCGCGGCGATTGGTCGAGTTCCGCACGGTCCATTGGTCAATCTGACCGATGGCGGCGAGGGCGCGAGCGGCGTGAAACCTTCGCCCGAAGCCATTGCAAAATCGGCAGCCGCCCGACGCGGGTTCAAACATTCGCCTGAAGCCATTGCGAAAATGGCGGCGGCCAAGCGTGGCGGAAAACAGTCGCTTGCGACCCGCGCAAAGCGATGGGGTTGGAAACATACGCCCGAGGCCGTTGCAAAAATAAAGGCGACTCATCTTGGCCGGAAGCGCTCGCCCGAGACGCGTGCGAAGATGGCGGCGGCTGCGCTCGGTCGAAAAATGTCGGCCGAGGCAATCGCAAAGTCAGCGGCGGCCAATCGCGGCAGGAAGGCATCGCCCGAAACTCGCGCGAAGATGGCGGCCGCCCACCGGCGGCAGAAGGCGGCAGCATGACGCCCGCCGAATTGCATGCGGCGTTGACCGCGATCGGCTGGTCGGGCCGCGAATTGGCGATCCGCATCGGCTCGCACCGCAATCTGCCGACGGCATGGCTGCAGGGTCGCACGCCAATTCCGCCGCCGATCGCCACATGGCTGAATAGGCTCGCGCGACTGCACCAACAGAACCCGCCGCCGTCAAATTGGCGCACGGCAAGCCGGGCAGTCACGGCACGTTAGCCTCGATATCGCCGGTGCATTCTAGCCTCGGCGATTCTACGCGCATTTTGTCCTCGGCGATGACGAGCGCCGATTTGCAGGTGATTTTCACTTGCTCGCCGGCTTTGATCTCGACGATTTTCCCACGCGCCATGCGAATTTCGTCGCCCTCGTCGGTGTAAAGTGCCACCTCGCCCGATTTCAGGCCGCGCAGCCGGAATTTTTGATTATTCGTGCCGATGACGACCGCATTCGACCGGTTTCCCTGCACAAAAAACGCGGTCGCATCGCTGTTTACCGGTGCGTGTGACGCCACGCCATATATTTCGACTACAGCTACATCGTCCAATACTTCGGGCGTGCCGTTGATTTCGATCTGCGCCCGATGCACGGGTCCCTCATCGTTGGTCGCAACGATTTTGACCGGCGCAACCATCATTGTGGTGCGGCGATAGAGGCGATCTAGTTGGCTTTGCTCGCTCATCGGCCCGCCGCGTTGAACCTTTCGACGTGTTCGACCATCAGCGGCGTTTGCTGCAACGCCAACGGCTCGGGGCTGAAAGCCTCGACCGGCATCATCACCAAAGCGGCATGCTGCCCGGTCTCATCTCTGAGATACTGCACTTGGGCGACAAGCCACGACGCGTCGGGCAGTTTCAGAGCCGGGATTCTGATCGGGGCGAGGTGGTTTGGCGCCCACAATTGCCGGCGCGCGTCGCGCCAGGCGTCGGCGGTGATCTGCACGGCTTGACTGCGGCCATAACGCCGGTTGCGCTCCCAAATCGCCCGGTCGTGCGCCAGGAACTTGCCAAGGTGGCTTTGCTCACTGATGATATATCTGCGCCGTAGGCGTTTCACCCCGTCGTCGCGCACCACCTGGCCGACCCGCGTTGCAGCCGACCCTGTGTCGTCGCCGAAAACCCCAGTCGAGAGCAAATGCCCATAGTATTCAGAAAATCTTTGGTCCATTGAGAACGTCACTACCGCCTGCTCGACGTTCTCGCCTTGGGCAAACCCGCTCGCCATCTTTTCGCTGCCGGCTTGCGCCATCACCAGGCTTCCATCGGGCATATCGTATATTACTAGTTTACTGTAGCGCGTAATGCGGTCGATCACTTCATATGCAGTTTCACCTAGCGCGATGTTGAACTGCGGGATCTCGGCGCCGGGCCCCGAAACCGAGGAAATCTCGACGTCGTAGGGCTTGGCGATCTGTTGGGCGATGCTAAGGGCGGTGCCGCCCTTGATTTGGAACGAGGGCGCATCGGGCGAGCCGACAAACGCCGCGCAGTCGACCAAATCGGCCGACTTCGACCGCCCGGCAATGCGCACCGTGTGGTCGCCGGCGCTAATCTGCGAGGTGTATTGGTCAATGTAGCCGGTAATCACCAGGTCGCCGCCGATCTTGACCTGGCACGCATCGCCCGGCACCACCGCAATGTCGGCGGTGCGCGGATAGCGTTCGGTGACTTGCACGGCGAACGCCGCCGGTACGGTGTCCATTGACCGGGTCACACTCACTCGTTGCCAGCCGGCCCATTCGCGGCCGCCGACGATGAGGGCGAGGGCATCCTCGGCGCCGACCGGCTTCCCCCGCGGAACTGGTGCCCCAAGTCCGATCACTCATCGCGATAATGCCGGAAAGGTGACCGGCAGCCATAGCGGGTGCCGCGGGGCGGCCGAGCCGACGAGCTCCGGCTCGCGCGTAGTGTCGCCATAGAGGGCCCACGCCTGCGCGAGCGACGGCTGCGGCACGTAGGTTTGCACCTCGACCAGCGTCGCGAGATAGGCGCCGCGTATCGCCAGGTCGAGGGCGACGGCGGTGCGCAGATCGCGCAACGCCTGATAGGTCGCGTCGTTGCCCTGGTCGGCATTGCGAATCGCCTCAGCGTCGAGGGCGCCGACCACCGCCAGGCGCAGCGATTGCGCATCCTGGTAAGACCGCGGCTGATAGAGGGCGGTCGCCCGCGCCAGCGCCGCGCAGGCGTCGCACCGCAGTTTCGCCGCCAGCGCGTTTTGCGCCAGGCGGATCGCCGCCGACAGCGGGCCCGTTCCGGGCAGGCGCGGCGGCACGTAAGAGCACAGCGGGAACAGTAGCCGTATCGCGTCGGCCGGGTCGCTGGTCGAGGCCAAAACCGCGGCCGCGAGGCGTTCCGAGGCCGCGGCGAAGTCGGGCACCGCCATCAGCCGGGCGCCAGGGAAGCCGCCACAGAACGCCCTCGGGTGCTGTCATAGCACCCCAAACGATTCACGCCGCTCACAGCGCCCCCGAGGCGGCGAGCAGCCCGTCGGCCGCGGCAAGCACCGCCGCCCGCGAGGCGATGCCGGCGGCGATCGCCGAATCAACCGTCGCGGTCGAGGCCTGCAACGTCGCCCGGCTGCCGGCGGCGTAACGCCCGAAATAGCCCTGCAGCCCGGCGACCGCGTTTAGGGCGCGGGTCGGGTCGTCGACCGCCTCGACCGCGAGCTCGGCGAAGTCGGGCACAAACGCGGTGGCGCCGATCGGCACGCTGCGCAGCTGGCCGAGGTTACCCTCGAGCTCGGCGCCCGAGGCGCCATTGAGGGCGGCGGCGAATTGATTGATCAGGTTGCCCGAGGCGATGCCGGCCGCTGGGAACATCACGTCGCCGGCGAGCACGAATTGAAACGCGATTTCAACCATGCGCCCGCGCTCGCGCCGATCGGTGGTCGAGAAATCTATCAACACGCATTGCAGGGTGCCGAGGGTCGGGTGAACGAGCGTGCCCTCGCCCGCCTGCTCGGCCGCGGCGATCATCGCATTGCGTTGCTGGTAGACGTCCTCGCCGACCAGGAACGCCTGAAACGCAAAGCGCCGCGGCAATTTGCCAAGATCCTCGGGCCAAACCGTGTCGCGATAGGGATATTCGTGCAGTGCGATGCGGCGGCCCGCCACCGTCTGCGCGGCGTCCATCATGAACCCCACGCCGCGCCAGGAACCCGGCAAAAGCTGCTCATACCACCGGCTGTCGAGCCAGGTGTAAGGCCGGGTGTCGGCGGCAAGGTTGCGGCCGGCGACTTGTGCGAGCTCGCCCGGTGTCTGCATCAGCCGACGTTCGCGAGTTGCTGTTGCTCGGTGCGCGGTGCGCCGACCGTGGCGTCGCCCGTCGCCGAGGCGGTCACCGTAGCACCGGGCGGCGGGTTCTTATGGGTAATCGTCACGTCGACGGCGCCGTTGACGGGCGGCCCGCCGGTCACCTCGGCGGGTGCCCCTTGGGCGATCTGCATCGCCTCGCGATGCCGACCGATATTCGTGGCAAGCCGGGAGGAAAAGCGGCCGACGGTATTGCCGCCCGCCTGCTCAATGCCGGCGGGTAGGCTCGTCCATTCTTTTGCGAGGGCGGGCCCGATCAGGTCATGCCGTCCGGCTTGCAAATCGGCGTATAAATCGCGCTTGGTTTCACGCTGATATCGGGTTTGCGCCAAATCCCAGGCGGCCAAGTCTTGCGCCGCCGGGCTGCGATCCTTTAGCCCAAGTTTTTTCGCCTGCGCTTCCCACGTCGGGTTGATGAATTGATAACGCCCGTAAGCGCTGCTCGTTTTGCCGACATTCGGCCCGCTGCGGATTGGCACCGCGGGCGCCCGCTCGCCTGGCGCGAGCTCGATATTTCGGCCGCCATAAAGTTGCGTATAGGGGTTTTTGCCGCCTGACTCGGTGCCAGCGATAACGTCGAGCAGTCCGCGCGCCTCGGGCGGTAGGTTTTGATTTGCCGCTGCCGGTGCCGTCGGCACGGTCGCCCCGCGCGAGCCCTCGCCGCTGGCGATCGAGGTGTCACCCCCACCCCCGCCAAACAGCCCGCCAATCCATTTACCGAGCCCGCCGCCCCCCGCCCCCGCGGCTTTGGCGTCAAGCTGGGCCTTTTGCGCCTGCCAGGCGGCACTGCCGCCAGCGAGCTCGGCAACCACGTCCTCGGCACTGGTCGAGGGCGTCGGCGCCCGCGCTTCGCCGCCCCAAAATTTCGCCCAATCCTCTTTGAAGGTGCGAATCCATTTGACCGCATCCTTGACCAATTGGATTAGCTTTGTGATCTCGACCACCGTATCGCGCAGAAAGCCGAGCACGTAATCCCAATCAAGCCCCTCCAATAGTTCGCCAAAAGCTGCGGTCAGATTGTCAACCGCTTTCACCGTCGCCGGGTCACTGGCGAATTTGTCGAGCGCCACGACAAACGGTGTAAATGCGCTTGCCATGTTGGTGCCGACCCGCTGGCCGAGGGCGTCGACGCTGACACCAAGCGACGCCATCGCTTCCTTGTGTCGCTGCATTGCGGCGATCTGCTTATCGGTCAGCGGCGGGTATTTCGCCGCCTGCTCATTCACCCGGCGATAGGTATCGGCAAGGTTTTCGCCCGGCCGGCGCGCCGCTTCCAGCTGTTGCACCATGTCGCGCAACGCCGCCGAGCCGAAACCATTGGCCGCCGTCAAGCGGTCGGTCGGATCTTTAAGGCTCGATATGTATGTCAGCACCTCGGGCAATAGCTCGGTCGACGGCCGCAGCTGGCCGTTGAAATCTTCGAGGCTGATGCCGGCGGTGCGAAACCATGTCGCCGCGTTGGCGTCGCCGCGGAACGCCGCCGCCGCGGTGTTGGTCAGATCCTTTAGCGTGCCGGTAACCTGTTCGGCCGACCCGCCCACCAGCGTAAACGCCCGTTGCAGCTGTTGCAGGGCTTGCGGCGTCGAGCCCCGGATATAGTCGCTGTCGCGCTTCAATTGCGTCGCGAAACTCGCCCACTGCCGCCCGAGCCCGGCGAGGCCGGCGAGCGAGGCCACGCCGCCGATCGCGCCCATGACCGGCACCAGCCGCGACAGCGACGAGAACGCGGTCGCCGCCTGGCGGCCGATATCGCCGAAAGCGTCGGAAAC